AAAATTACATTTTCTTCAATAGCACCTTGCTTATCTAATCTTCCAATAACTGAATCAAACTCAGTTAGAGTAGATGGGTTTCCACCACCCCATACATTTCCTCTGTTTTGTACAACATAGAAAATACCATCGGAACCTTTGTTACCGAAAGTTGGGTTAGCTGCTGCGTCAACTACACCTGAGTTAGCCTCAGCTGGAACTGCTTCAATCATTGCTACTTCAAGGTAATCATCAAATCTAAGCCTTGTTTCATGCTCTGATTTTAAATACCATAAATAGCCTGTAGCACCATTTTCTGTAGTTACTTCTATCCACCCAATTTGAGCCATATCTGAACCACTGACTGAGTATTTATCTTTTATGATAATCGGTGAGTTATCAAAGATAACGTCATCTGCTTCTAATGAACCAGACATACCTACTGTACCTTTTTTAAACTCTGAACCATAAATCCATACTGTAACGTCAGCGTTACCTACACCTGTACCAGCGGTAACTAAACCACCTGCTTCATAGAAAGCTGCTGTAAACTGATTGTTGCTAACATCTACTGCTGTAACAATACCTTTATTTACACCTGTACCGCCATTTTGAACAATAACAACTGTTTGCCCTGGTCTTAATGCGATACCATTACTTCCACTGAATGCTGGAACACCCGTGTCATTTACTTGAAATGTAGCTGAGTCAGCAGCTGCTGAAGCCGCTGTACCTACACTTGAGTATTTAGTGTGAAGTCTACCTTGTTCTGCCCATTTTACTAAGTCAGAATTTGAAGGAAGCTCCGCACCTACTAGTCTTAGAAACGAACTAATTGTTCTGTTTCCGTATCTTTCAAACTCCTTTTCATAAGTATCTGGTAGATACTGATTTAAGAAGTTAAAGTTTGTGATATAATTTGTAGCCAATGGCACCTGTTGTGATGATGGCTGCAAATCAAATCCTGGAGTTGCTTGAACTGAACCTGCCATAATTTTAAATTTTTTTTAATTTATTAATATTACTTTTTACTTTTAATGCGCAAACCTCGGCCTGAGCTTTGGTTTAACGCTCTAATTTGCACTCCATCCTTTTTTGCAATTTCAGGGGTTTTTCTATCACTCATATTTACATTTTTAATTTTACGAGTAACATCCTCTGTTGCATCTGAAAGACCTTGCTCGTAAAAAAACTTTGCAAATCTTTCAGGATTTTGTGCTATAGTCAATGCCTTATGAAAACCTTTTGCGTCTTCGAGTAAACCCTCTTTATTCATGAATTTTGTAAAAAATTTATTTACATCTGAATTAGATTCTTTTAACTCTTCTACGTTTGTAGGCTTGTAACTAACAACTTTGTCTTCATTTATTTTGAAATCAAAACCTTTGAAATCATTAAAAACTTCTTTCGTTTTGGTTAAAAACCAATCACGTTTTTTGTTAGTTTCTTCCTCATAAGTCTTAGACTTTTTTACATATTGCTGATATGCTTCTAGTGCTTCTTTGTCCTCTTTAGAAACTCCAACCGTTCTTGACTCAAGTGGTTGTTTATACATCTCCTTTTGTTCATTGAAAAACTTTTTAGCTTTTGCAATTGCCTTCTTCTTTGCTAACTTAATTTTTTTAACCTCTTTTTCCTCATCAACTTCCGCATCAAAGTCAAACTCACTGAGAAATATATCTAAATCTTCCTCATCTAAAGCTTGTTCAGTAGCTAAATAATATTCTTTTAGCAAAGACTCTTCATTCATGGAATTAAAATCTCTATTTAATTTAACGTAATCATTAATTCCACGTCCTGTTTTTTCTTTATAGTCTAAATAAGCAGCTACATCTTGTGGCAATTCTTTATTTTCTTGCTTTGTTTCAAAGAGTTGCTCAACAGAATCTATCTGCTTATCGTATCTTTTTTTAATATATGAAAGAACGTCTTCCTCGTTTAACTCTGAGGATTGAGTTGGAGCACTTGGTTCTAAAGTTTCACCTTCTACTTTAACCTGTGACTCCGTTTTTTCTTCCACCTGAGTTTCCTCATGTGATTTATCTTCTGCTTTATCAAGCAGTTCTTGTTCAACTTCTTGAACAGATTTTTCTTCTACGCCATCTAAGGCTTTTACTTTTAATTCCATTTGATTTAATTTTAGTTACAAAGGTAACAATAAATATGGTTTATTTTTTTCAGTTATTTTGGTTCAAATTCTGCTAGGTCAAATCCATCAAGTGAGTCTTCATTGGATTCAAATCTTTGAGGAGGTAAATTATTTTTTCTCTGTGAAATTAATTGAGATTGTTCAGAATTTTGTTGACTTATTCTATCAGACTTAGCTTTTTCTCTTGACTTTTCTCTTTCTGCTAAAGCTCCTTCTGAAATACCTCTAAGTTGTTGGTTGTAATCAAACTCTTGCTGCATCAACTGGCTTTTCAATAAAGCTTCATTTTTTTGTTTTTCAATTTCAAAAGCAATTTCGGCTTGTTTTAATTGAATTTTACCTTGAATTTCTGCTTGTTGTTTTTGCATAGCAGTTTGTGAAGCCATCTGTTGAGATTGTAGTTGTTGTTGAGCAACCATAGCTTGTTTTTTCATTTCACGTTGCTCTAGTTGTTCTTGTTTTTGTTTTCTTTTTAATTTTAATAATTGGTTAGCTAGTTTTATATTTTTAATTTCTCTAATATCTATAGCATCTTCCAAGTTAATATCTTGTTTTGAAAGAGCCATTTGAATATTCTGCTCTAGTTTAGCTTTTTCCTCTTCATCTGGAGCAACTTCAATAAAAATACCAAAGTCATATACATATAAATCGGATATATCATTAAGAATACTTACATTAAATTTTCCAATTTTATTTACAAAATCATCTTTAAAATCTGCATATTCTAATATATCAGCAACCCTATAAGTAAGTGCTTCAGATATACTTCTATATATATAAAGACTGCCGTCTAAAATATGTCTAGTAGCCGTGTTTGAATTTAATGCTGCTAGTTTTTGTAATCCAACTAAAGCATTTGCATCAGGTGTGGAAGCGTCTCTCGCTTCATTTAAACCTGTGACTGTTCTAATCATATTAAGATAATGATTATAATTAGTGATTAACATTTGAGTTTTTGATGCTCCTGAATTAGAAGTTAATTGCTGTATCGGCACTCTTGCATTGTTAAATTCACCCTCTTGCGTGTACGACCTACCAATAACAGAACCTGTTTGAAAGTATAATCTTAGTGCATCTTCAGGATTATATGCATTTCCTGTTCCTAAATCTACTTCATTCAATCCATCTGCATCAATATACACCCCGTCTGGTACCACTCGAGAAATAACTTGTTGTAGTTTCAAGTGTGTCATTTGAATTAAATCTGTAAAAGGTATCATTCTTCTAACTAAAGACTCAATAACCCCTTTATACATTCTCGGAGCTACAGCAACATAATTAGGTAAAGCATGCTGGCTTGCTGATTTTGGTCTAACCATGTTTTGAGCCAGCTCCCATTTCAAAACAATGTTTGTGCCCATAACCATTACACCATTATACCAAACATCAATAGTTTTTGAAATTTTTTCAAATCTTCCTTCTTCCATCATTTCTTCTGGTGGATTAAACTGGTCGTCTTTTTCTATTAATTTACTACCACCTGTTTCTAATATTTTCTTTTTATAAACCATCTTTTTAGTAGTCTTATAATTAAAATACATTAAAGTACAAGTGTCTCTGTAAAATATATCATTTTCATAAAACTGCGCAGTATTATAATAATCATACCAACTTTGACTGTATTTACTAATTTCTTCAAGTTGTTCTCTAGTTAATGTTGGGTCTATTTTCACCAGTTCAGTAATAGGTAAAGTTTTGATTTCACCCCAATAAAAACAATCTTTAAAATGAGGGTCTTCAGTATAACTATACACTACATTAGCTGGGTCTACATAAGATATTTCAACTCCAGCTCCAGGCAAAAACTCATGTTTAGCCACAGATATACCCAACACAGTTAAGTCATAATCAAACCTTTTTCTTAAATCTATGTAATGATTTTCTTCTAATATTGTATTGATTGCTTCTTCTTCAGCAATCTCAATGGCAGGCTTGTAGTTTAATTGCATATACAGTGAAAGCTCTTCATCAGTCTGAGGTAAATCATCTTGTGGTAAAACAAAAGGGTTAACACCTGATTCTTTTTGTATAATTTGTAATGTGGGTTTGGCAAGCATTTCTCCTTTTACTAAATCTTGATACTTGCTTCTTTTTGATTGAGACATTGCATCTTGTGCATAAGCTTTTACTTTAAAAAGCCTATCAGACATTCCATTAACCACTATATCAACAAACTTCGGTATCACAGGAACAGGTGTCCAGTCTAAATTTAGATAAGACAAATCACCGTCAATTGCTAATTCATTTTTGTATTTTTTTATTGACTGCTCTCCTCTTGCGTATAAACGAAGTTTATGAAAATCTCTCCATTGATTATAATATCTGCACTGATTTCCATCTTTTTTAAACCACTCATATTGTATGGCTTGACCAATCTGTAAGCCAAATTCCATCGTAGCTTTTTCTGCGTCCGATACAAACTGACTTGGAAACCCTACAGATGAAATTTTTATTTTTACATCTTTCATCTGATAATCTGACTTAAATTGCCTGTATTAGTATACCTTGCAAAGTTAACTTTTATTTTTGACTCTTTTTTTTCAGGCTGATATAAATTCTTTTGACAAGCCATAATTGCAAGTCCTGAACTTATGGTTGCATCAAATTTAGTTCTTTTATTAATATCGAACCTAGCCCAATCTTCTAAAGTTCTTGTAAATGGCATGCTTCCCATATCGTCTGTGTCTCTAAATATACCATTTAAATCTATTCCAACATATTTTTCTATATAAGACTCTACAGCTGATGCGTGAGCCTGTTTTACATCTTCACTACTATTGGGTATACCCCCTAACTCTCGTTCTGATTTAGATAATTTATTATATAATTTATCAGGTCTGTTCATGCTAAAACCTCTATAGCCCCTATTTTTAAAATGATATAGTAATCTAGGTTTGTTATTTTCAACTAATATAGGCATACCATAAAACACACACGCCATTAATACTTCTTCAAAAAATATTTCAGCCGTCTGAGGTCTGGATATATATTCTAAAAAAAACTCATTAGACGGAGCTTCATCCATGTTAAACTTAGTCAAACCATGTAATGAGCCATTTGAACCTCTTCCGCCTACAGTACCTGATATATCATAGCTATCACAACCAAAAGCACCTATGTGTTCATTGCCAGGATATTTTATCCCTCCTCTATTAATTACATTGTTTTGCAAAGATTTATTTGGTGTCCATGAAATTAAAAACCTACCTCTTGTATCTGGAGTCCATATTACTTTTGTGTCTTTTATACCGTCTTTCCAATGAAACGAACCTTTAGTTAAAAAATGTTCTTTTATCATTGAGTCATTATAATCTATTTGTTGATATAATTTTGTTAAGTTAAAAAGTGAAGATTTACTTTCATCCCTAAATGCATGGGATTCAGTTCTAGGAAATTGCCTATAAAATTCATTTAAAGCATCAGCGTCATTTTTTAAAGAATCAACTTCGCCTTTCCAATAATTTATAGCTCCCTTATAAATATCCTCACCATCAACCCCCAGAACAGAATGTTCAGGAGTTTTTAAAACAGGCATACCATGTTTGTCTATAAACCCTTCCATATTCCACTCCATAGGTATAAATAAACTGTATAAACCACTTTTAGTTTGACCATTTGAATTTCTTAATAATGGATTTGAGTCATCATATAGTTTTTTAAAATTATTTCCTCCCTTATCTAACGCATTAGACGTTGAACCCATCATGCATTTACCTATAATTTTACTACCTAATCGCAAACAAGTTTTTGTAACACGCCAGTTATTTAAAATATTATTAGGCTTTATCCATTTTCCACTTTCATCATGTACTAATAATAATAATTTTTCACCGTCATAAGAGTTATCATCTGTGTTTTTCCAATCTATTGTGGTATCTAATCCATCCATTTCATCTTCATCTACTAAATACATATTTTTTTTTGTAATCTTAGACGCTGGAACCCTATATGCTAGTTCTGTTTTTGGTTTATCCATACCATCTTGAATAGGCTTGAAAAAAAACGGTAGTCTATT